AAATGCTATTCTATCAGCAGTTTTATTAACAGGAATTTTAAAGGAATTACTTGCGTGTAGTAATTGTATGATACCACTATGAGTCAACAAGTTTATATAGAAAACGATCCTATTTTAGAAAAGGTAATAAAAATATTATCTACTGATAATTATTTAAAAACAAAATTTCCTAATATAAAAAGAGGTCAAATTATAGGTTGTACACAACAAAATATTAATTTACAATGGGTACTTGATTATTATAATAAGATAGGTATTGATTGGAAAGAATTACAAAGAAATTTCCAACCTTGGACAGACGAAGAAAAAGACGAATTTATAACAAATGTATTATCTGGTTATGAATTAAAAGATACCTTTCAAGTAATTATTTTATCTGAACAAATTAAATGGATAGAAGAACAATTAGAAACAAATATTGCTGAATCTAAAAAAGATAAACTTAAAAGAGATTTAGTATATTTTAAATATTGGCGTGATGAAAAAAAGATGACTTATCTATGTATTGATGGTCAACATAGATTACATTATCTGTATCAATTACTTACAAATAAAATAAAAATTAATATTACAAAACCTGAATCATCTGAATGGATTGTTGATGGTGATAGAGTTGATATTAACGAACTTTATATAAATCAGTTATCAGATAGCGTACAAGATTTTATTAAAGAGATTCAATTAGCTTGTATCTTTTGGGCAAAAGCACCTTTAAGAAAATTTGCATTTATTTTTACATCTTGCAATAAGGGTAAATCGCCACATCAGCACGAAATGAGATCAGTATTTAATAGAAGTGATTGGGGATTATTTTCTAGTGGTACATTATTAGAATGTTCAGATAGAGATAGAATATGGAAAGATACTATTAAATTATCTAAAAAGATAACCTTTGAACAAAAAGCAGATACTTATTATTTAGCATCCTTATTTCCTTTTTGGTATTCAGAATCTGGATATAACTCATTACCTATGGTAACAAAATATGATTTTACTAGTACAGGTTTTTTATATGATTTAGACTATAATATACCTAACAAAGTTTTGAATGAATATTATACAGATATAAAACAATTGTATATTATGATTAAACAATTAAATCCTAAAACATTTACCGTATGTCAATTTACAAATTTATTATATTACTATATTAGATATACTAAAGTAGGTGTTGGACCTGATGAAAAAATTTATAATATTAGAAGACATTTAGATTTTATTAATAAGTTTTTAGATGATGAAATTAGTATAATTGAAAACGATAAATGGCAAGTAGGACAAGATGGTAAATTTTTATTAGACCAAGACGGAAACAGAATACAGAAAGAACACCGTTATGAATCAAAAAACTCTACTAATACATATGGCAATGTAAAATATAGAAAACAATTTATGGATGATAAAATATTTAAAAATGTAACTCATTTAGAAAACGAGGGTATAATTCAAAAACAAGGCAATAGAGATACAGGTTTAACAGCAGAAAAAGTTGCTTTTAATAATAACTATAAAGATCGTAGTAATAAAGAAATTGATAGAGTTGCTTTAAGATCAAAAGATTCAAAAGATTCGTATGTAATAAATGAAGAATTACCTACAAGTCAAGGTGGTGATAGAACACTTGATAATACTAACTTGATGAAACAAAAAGATAATGTAAATTTGTATCATACGGAACAAAAAATTAATGAAGGGAGGTAGATAAAGTTGAGTATAACTATTGAAGTAAGAAAAGGCAATGTTGAACAGGCTATGCGTGTGTTAAAGCGTAAAGTCCAGAAAGAAGGCATAGTAAAAGAGTTAAGAGAAAGACAATACTATGAAAAACCTTCTGCTAAAAAGAGAAGAAAAAAGAAAGAAAATATTGCTAATTGTAAGAAATTAAAGAAAAAATTAGAACGATTAAGAGGTTATTAAGTTTTAGAGTTTTGCGTTGGTGATAGATAAATATATAATGTTGGGGCTATTCGTAAGTCCTCACGCAAGAACCCGACCTAGAAATTAAGTCGGTGTCGCAAAACGCAGGTTTGCCACTTACTGCGTGAACAAAAAAGTGGCTTGACATTTGTATAATAATGATTATATAAATAATAATAGAACGCCATAATGGGTTCTACAAAATGAAACTCGCTTATAACAAAGGAGGTTTTTATGACCAATAAAGCAATTTCAATTTTTAATCAGTTAAGACCATTATCAGTAGGATTTGATGATGTATTTGACCACTTTGAGTCAATGTTTAATCATCAATATGATTCTATAAATGTTCCTAACTATCCACCATACAACATAATTAAGACAGGTAAGTACACTTATGATATACAAGTGGCACTTGCAGGGTATGGTAAAAAAGATGTAGATGTATCGTTTGAAAACAGCATCCTAACTATCAAGTCTGTAAAGGACAAAGATGAAAAGGAAGTTGAGGATAACGATGGCGTACTTCATAAAGGTATCGCTAAAAGAATGTTTACAAAGTCTTTCACAATCGCTGATGAGGTAGAAATCAAAGGTGCTGAACTGAAAGATGGTCTTCTAATAGTGTCTATGGAGAGAATTATTCCAGAACACAAGAAGGCAAAAACTATTAAAATCAAGTAGTTTAAACGCACATAGGCGAGGCAGCATTGACTTCCTCGCCTGTTTGTGATAAGATGAAGTCTATTATATTAATGAAGGAGTGAATATATTATGAACATAACAACAGACACTTTATCGGTGTTAAAAAACTTTTCAGATATTAACCAGAATATTCTAGTTAAACCTGGAAATACAATCCAAACAATCTCCACAATGAAAAACATCTTGGCAGAAGCAGAGGTGACGGAGAAGTTTGATAGTGAGTTTGCTATATATGACTTACCAGAATTTTTAAGAGCAGTTGAATTATTTGAAAAACCTGCATTAAAATTTAATGGTGGATCAAATGTAACTATAGCATCCTCTAACAACAAACAATCAATTAAATATTTCTTTGCTGACAAATCAGTTATTGTTGCACCAACAAAAGCAATCAATATGCCAGATCAGTATGTATCTTTTACTTTAAAGAAAGAAGACTTTGCTAGATTACAAAGAGCAATTACTACACTAAATTTACCAGATGTAGCAGTTGTGGGTGATGGTAAAAACATTAAATTGGTTGCCACAGATAAGAAAAATAAATCTTCAAATGATTATTCTGAAATCATAGGTGAAACTGATAAGAAGTTTAATGCTTATTTCAAAGCAGAAAACTTAAAAATTATCGGTGATGACTATGATGTAGCAATATCTCAACAAAAGATTAGTCATTTTGTAAACAGGAACAAACCTGTTAAGTATTGGATCGCATTAGAACCTGACTCTGAATTTTAAGGAGGTTCTAAATGGCAGACTTTTTATGGGTTGAACAATACCGACCTAAAACAATAGAGGATTGTATTCTTCCAGAACAAACTAAAAAGACATTTTTAGAGTTTCTAAAGAAAAAAGAAATACCTAATATGTTGTTATCAGGTACGGCAGGTACAGGTAAAACTACCGTTGCTCGTGCTTTATGTGAACAACTAAACGCTGATTATATTATAATCAATGGTTCAGATGAAGGTAGACATATAGATACATTAAGAAACAAGATTAAGAATTTTGCGTCAACCGTATCTTTCAATACCGAATCTAAACACAAAGTAGTCATAATTGACGAGGCAGACTATATGAATGCTGAGTCAGTACAACCTGCTTTGCGTAATTTCATTGAAACATTTTTTGAAAATTGTAGATTTATAATGACTTGTAATTATCCTTACAAGTTTATTGGACCATTACGAAGTAGATTAACTCAAATTGACTTTAAAATAGTCAATGGTCAGAAACTAAAATCAGCACAATCATTAATGAAACGATTAGGTATGATACTTGACGAGAACAAAGTACCATATGATAAGAAAGTCTTAGCAACTCTAATTGAGAAGCACTTTCCAGATTTCAGAAAAACTATCAATGAATTACAAAGATATTCAGTAAATGGTAAGATTGATAGTGGTATATTCTTTAATCAAAAAGAGGCAGATATTAAGAGTTTATTTGCGTCTTTGAAGAAAAAAGACTTTAACGAAACTAGAAAATGGGTCGTAAACAATTTAAGTGTACAACCAACAGACTTGTTCAGAATGATTTACGAATCATCTAAAGACTACCTACAACCTCAATCTGTACCTCAAGCAATACTTTTATTAGCAGGATACCAATATAAATCAGCATTTGTAGCAGACCAAGAGATAAATATGGTTGCTTGTTTGACTGAAATAATGGCGACTTGCAAATTTAAATAACATAATAGACGAGGATACAATGGCACGAAGAACATTTTGGCGAACTTGCATAGTCAAATTGCGAATGTGGTATGCAGATATACGAGGACATCACGGTAAAAGATATAATTACGAACCAGGTGATTGGTATATGGGCAGACATAACAGACGCAACAAATAATGGCATACGAATTAAAAGATTACCTAAAAGCGATAAATGAGTCTAAAGAAGACTTGATGAAATCAGACGAAACCTGGATAAAAAAATATCCAGCGTATATAATTAATCGTTGTTTATCTATGTTTTGGGATACTCTCCCACAAGCAAACGAAATGAATGGTTATCACTTCCTAGATAATCAAATACAATTTCAGTTTTTAATAAATAGTGTTAGAAAGAAAAAACGGTTTGGTGGCAGATGGTTAAAACAGACCAAATTGAAAGACATAGAGTATATTAAAGAGTATTTTGGTTATAGTAATGAAAAAGCAAGAGAGGCTTTGAGCATACTCACAACAAAACAAATTGAACATATTAAAGAAACCTTATATAAAGGTGGGAGAAGAAAATGAGTGAAGAAATACAATGGTCGCCAGAGAGTATGTTAGAGGTCACCATAAAACAACCTGACGATTTCCTAAAAGTTAGAGAAACCCTTACAAGAATTGGTGTGGCAAGTAGAAAAGATAAGACATTATTTCAATCGTGCCATATATTACACAAACAAGGTAAATACTATATCGTACATTTTAAAGAACTTTTTGCTTTAGATGGCAAGAAGGCAACTTTAGTTGAAAATGATATACAAAGAAGAAACACAATCGCTATTTTATTACAAGACTGGAACCTAATTGATATAGTTA